AGACACAGGAAATATATGATCTTGTCAAAGATCCAGAAAAAGAAGTGGAGGAATATATGTCGGAGGCACAGGAGTTAATCTTCTCTGCCACTATAGAGTTCAATAATGAAGATGGTAATAAAAACTTCGAGGAGGCTATGATGGAATCGTATAGAAATTACATAACAGAATTAGAAAACGGGGAGGTGAGTGGTATCAAAACTGGCTTTCCTTCTGTTGACAACACCACAGGAGGTTTGCAGAACGGACACTTAACAGTAATAGCAGGTAGCACTTCAATGGGTAAGACAGCACTTAGTTTATCATTAACAGATAATCTTATCAAAGACCACAATAATGTATATTTTGTTAGCCTTGAAATGAAAGCTAAAGAGTTGTCAGATAGAATGTTAGTTATGAATAGTAAAATATCAGCCAGTGATTATAATAAAAGAAGGCTCAATGATACGCAGCAGGAAATATTAGAAAATACTAGATCACATATGACTAAGTATTATGATTACCTTGATATTAACGAAAAAAGAGGTATGACAGTAGAGGAAATAAAAGCTAATTGCCGTAAGCAGTATAATAAAAAGAATATAGATTTAATAATTATTGATTATTTACAGAATATTAAGTTGCCGAATAAACGCTCAACTAATAAAGAAGTAGGAGAGGCTGTTAAGAATATAAGAGATTTTGCTGGTGAACTCAATGTACCGATTATCCTCTTATCACAGCTTAATAGAAGCGTAGAGGGCAGACCAAAATTAAAGCACCTTAGAGATAGTGGAGAAATTGAGGAGGCAAGTGATGAAGTTTGGTTTGTATATAGACCAGACTATAATAAAAATATTGCTGAACAGGAGGAAGTAAGACAGGAGGCTGAATTGATACACGCTAAAGGTAGAACAAGTGGTATAGGAGTTTCAAACTTTTACTTCTACCCAGAAATTACACTTTGGCGGGACGCTTATTGGGAAGATAGAGGCAAGAAAGAACCGATAAAAGTTATAAGGAGGTCAAATGGTCTTTGGTAAAAGAGAATACGGCGAGTGTAATTTAAAAGAATGTAATACAATTACATTTAAAGAAGATGACTACTGTCACTATCATACAAGTTTAATCAAATACAGAAAATGTGCTAATCAGTATAATAAAAAGTTAAGTGGTGCTCGTGTTGATTGGTGCAGCATAAAAGGTAAAAGGTTCAATAAAGTAGATTGTTCTAATTGTGAAGATCACATAGAACCGATAGAAGGTATTGAGATAATAGAAGATAACTTAAACTTAAATCAAGGTGGTGGGTGATGGCTAATAATAAACAGTTTTGTCCTAAATGCAGGAAGAAAACTAATCATAAAAGAATAAGCAAGAAAAAAGATTTGACAGGTTGGCAGTGTGTTAAATGTGGTAATAGAATTGTAACTAAAGGGAGAGGTAATGATGAGTAGATATAATAATCCGTGGAAATTTGAATTGATAGATGAGACAGTTTATAGTTCGCATTTTGATATTTTAGACAGTGCCAAAAATGTTATTGCTAGTTTTATACCCACTCAAGAGCAAGCTCAACTAATAGCAGCTGCGCCTAAATTGTTGAAAGCAGTAGAGCAAGGTTATGAAATGATTGATACACTTGCTGGCTTGTCAAGTTGGGATAGTAGAAGTGAAGATGAGATTAATGAGGTTATGAACATGATGTTAGAAGCAATGGGAAAAGCTAAAGGAGATGGTGAAAATGATAAAAACTAAAGGGGTTAGGTAATTATGACTAAAAATATTATAGCTCAATGCAAAATTTTTGAAGATATAGAATTAGGATCAGATAATATATACGAATTAGAAAGGAGTTATTTTATGAATAAACTTTCTTGTAGAGAGCAATTAAATAAAAGAAATATTGATTATGGAAACAAGGTACAGAGAATTAAGTTGCTTAGAGAAAATCTTTTTGTTCTCAAAGATGACTGCAAAATAGATTATAAAAATGGCAAAAAAACTTTGAGAGGTAGGTGCTAGATTTTGATTAGAGAGGTAGTTGTAGCAAGTATTAGTTTTTCAGCAGGATTTTTGATGGCAGCGATATTCGCAGTAGATAGTTACAAAAAAGGCTACGAAGATGGAATGGAGAAAAAATAATGAAGTGGAATGTTGAGTGATGGTGGATTTAATAGGGAGGTTAGGTAGTGAGTGGTAGTAGGTATAGAAAAGGTAGATTAGACGAAATAAATATGGATAATGATTACATCTGTTTCATTGATGATAATATAGATTTTAGTTGGAAGAAAAAACAGGTTAAAGATATAATTGAACTTATTAAAAAAGGTGCAACAGTAGAATTAATTGCTGATAAATATAGAAGGTTTCCAGATGAAGTATTTTTACTATTGTTAGACTTAGCAAGAAAAAGAAAGATTGATCCAGACCATAATATATTTAAACTAAAAAGTAGGAGTGATTGTTAATGAATAGAATTTGTTTAACAGGTAGGCTAACCGATTCACCAGAACTAAGATATACCAGTAGTGGTACAGCAGTTGCTAATTTTACACTGGCAGTAGATAGGAATTATAGAAAGAAGAATGGCGAGAAAGATACTGACTTTATTAAGATAGTATGTTGGCAAAAATTAGGTGAGATTGTTGCTGAAAATTTAGATAAAGGTAGATTGATTTCTGTTGATGGTGAACTACATATCAATAAAAGTAAGACTGATGAAAGGACTTATATCAATCCAGAAGTTAACGCTGATAATATAGATTTCTTAGATTACAAGGATAAAAAAGAAAGTGTAGTAGATGGTTTTGATGACTTTGATGACAATGGTTTTGATTAAAAATGCTGAATGATATTAGAATAGGAATCTATAATTATAACTATGAAATGACAGTTAAAGAATATAATACATTAGCAACAGAAGAAGGTTTAGAAAAGTTAGATATTAACGAAAATGATTTTAGTCCATTCAAGAGGGCAGCAGTAGCAGAAAAGATGGTAGGTATGGACTGGGGATACCCAGAAAGAGCCTTCTGCTCTGAATGTAGATACTTCGGCAATTGCGATCTAAAGTTTAAAGATTGTCCTTATAAAGATGGAGTAGCAAGTTATTTCAAAAATCCTAATAATGAGTGGTGGTTATAAAGTGGTATTGTCAGATATAGATATTAAAGATAGAATTTATAAAGATAAGATAGTACAGCCTTTTATAGAAGATAATTTACAGCCTTGTAGTTTAGATTTAACTTTAGACGATAAATTGTTGATACCAACAGTTGGGAAAGAGTATGATATAGATGATGAAATAAAAACTTTTAAAGTAGGTATAGAAGATCACGCTATCGAGCCAGGGGAGTTTGTACTGGCTAATACAAAGGAATGGGTAGAGATACCTAATGATATAGCAGGAGAGGTAGCTGGTCGCTCTACAATGGCTCGTATGGGCTTAGAGGTACATCTAACAGCAGGTTGGATAGACGCAGGGTTCAAAGGTAATATAACTCTAGAAATAGTTAATAATAGTGGTAATACTATCCAGTTAAAAGAAGGTGCAAGAATAGCACAGTTGATTCTTCATAAACTTAGCAGTAAAGTTAAGAATGAATACAATGGTAAATATCAAAATTCAAAAGGTGTTGTTGCTAATAGAAGTGAAGAAGTTGTTGAATATACTAAAAAGAAAGTTAATGCTAGTAAAGATGTAAAGTTGAACCCAGATGATGTAGAAAGAGATTTAGGAGAAGGTTGCGAGAGTGGCATTTGTCCTGTAAGATAAATTTATTGTGGCTGGCTGGAAAGTTAAGGCAATAATGAATAGTCATTTATATCCTGACAGCTATTAAGCTGATAGTTAGACATTGCCTTGCTTTCCACATAATTAAGGGTGATTAATTTGAAAAGGCTACACAAATTATCGCAAGAGGAATTTCAAGAATGGATCACTAAAAGAAAAATAATGGGTTCTAAAAAATATGGTAACGCTCATAAAAAAAGATATACAATGCTTGATGAAATGGAAGAAGTGTTAGATTTAGAGGATATTCACCAAAAAGGTGGAGAAGATAGAATATTAACTTATGCTTTACAGCAGGGAGAATTAAACAAAAGATATATAATGAACGCTTATGATAATGTTAGGCAAAAAGCTGACGAGTTAAAAGAGGCGATAATGATTTTAGATAGAATGTTACCAGATAAAATATGTACAGATGAAAAAGGTGGAGAAAGAATTGGTTGGTAAAAGTGTAAATAATTGTTGTGGATAACTAGTTAAACTTCGTAAATTAGAGGTTTTGCGATATAAATAAGGGCTTATCTACTAAAATTAGGAAGGTATTACTATAAAAAGGTAATACTATTATTTTTAAGCTAAGGTTGTAGAATAGCAACCAATAAAGGAGTGACACAAATCTATAAATTACTATTAGATAACGGTCAAATAGTGGCTTTGCTCATAGCATTAATTTTAAATTTTATCTGGTATATGCTATTTGGCGATTAATTATAAGGAGTGATAAATTGAATAAAAAAGAACAAGTTAAAGAGTTGTTAAAAGATTATCCTTTTATGGTGAGTAATGTTGTAACTGAAATTAAACCACCTGTTGCTGAAAATGTTAAATCAATAAATAAAAACTTATTACCTGCTTTAGAAAATTGGGATATAGATTTTTCAGATGTTGATGAGAAAGTGATCGAGAACATAGAAAATATACAAATTGTGGAAGGAGTTATCAACCTGATATTAGATGATATGGAAACTAAATTTGTAAAGGAACACTTTTTTCAAAATAAAAGTTTAAGACAATTAACTGATGGAAGGTATGGAGTTTATACTGAAAAGTCAATGCAGCGTTTAAATGCAAAAGTTATTGATAAACTTATTAGAGCTAATATTCTAAAGAATATAGATGTCGGGTAATTTACTTGATTACTGTAGGGTAGTTGTCAAGAGTTATACCTTATAATTAATGCAGAAGATAAGAAATAAAGAGTTTTGATGTTAAAGAGGGCAGTAACAGCGTTGCAGGGTAGATAAAGCCCACAAACTCTCCGTATAAGGCTGTCCTCTTTATTATATATAACACCTACAATTGAAAATTATAAGGTTATAAGAGGTGATTAATATGATTTGTAAAGATTGTAATGAAGATAATAGAAGTGGAAAAATATATTGTAAAAAGTGCAGTGGTGACTTATATAAGTAGGAGGTAATCAAAATTAAAGATATTGCTCACGATTTGCCGAGTTATTTTAACAAAATGAGAGTTTACATAATGGCAGATCTACATTTAGGTGCTAGATTACACGATAAGCAGAGGCGAAAACAATTTATAGACGAGATATTAGAAGAAGAAAACAGATACTTAATAGTCAACGGTGATATTATCAACAATGCTATTAAGCACAGTAAGTCTGATATTTATTCAGAGGACTTATCACCAGACGAGGCTTTAGAAAAGACAGTAGAGGTCTTGGAGCCTGTTAGAGAGCGTATATTGGTGATTATAGACGGTAATCACGAGGACAGGACATATAGACAGGCAGGACTATCAATAATGAAGATAGTAGCCCAGAGGCTAGGTTTAGAGGATTTATACGCTGAACCAGCTTATAAGTTATTCCTTAGCTTTGGTAAGAATCAAGGTAGGGATAATAGAAAAACTTGTTATTCAGTTTACGGTAAGCACGGCAACGGTGGAGCAAGAACAATTGGTGGTAAGTTAAACTATGTTGACAGAATGGCACATACAACTGACGCTGATATTTACATACATTCTCATACACATCTACCAGGTGCTTTTAGAAAAGCCTATTACTTATCAGATTACAGAAATAAGAAATCAACTAAGAAAGATAGAGTATTCGTTAATGCTAATGCCTTTCTCTTATTCGGCGATTATGGAGAGAAGAAAGGTTATCCTCCAGCCTCAACAGTTTATCCTTATTTAGTATTAAAAGGTGAAGAACGGTTTACAAGGGCAGTGGTATAAATGAAAAAAGTATATATTTGTCACCCTTTTAGTGGTGATCCAGAAATTAATAGGAAAAGAGTAGATAAGATTTGTAACAGGATTGTAGAGAATGAAAAAGGTGTACTACCTATTTCACCAATACATTCCTTTTCTTTTGTCAAGAAAGAAACACCAGAGCTAAGAGAGGCTATAATGAGTGAGTGTCTAAAAAGGATAAAAGAATTATCTTTAGAAAAGTGTGATAAAGAAATAAGAGTATATTTGTATGATCAGCACCAGAGTAAAGGTCAAAGTAAAGAAGTTGATTACGCTTTGAATTTACCTATCAATATAAAGTATATAAATGGAGATTTGATTTAAATGGAAGAAGATAAAAAAGAAATAAGAAGTTTTATAGCAAAAAAATATCCGGAGCACATTAATGGATTTGATAAAGGTTGGTTAGGTTTTCACTACTTTGAAGATGGTAACATAAGAGGTTATCATATTTATTCAGAAGGTGAGATTTTTGGAACATACTTAAAATAAGAAGGGGATAATATGAGTTATGATGATGGAGAATATTTAAGAGAAGTTGAATGGTACATAGACGAGTTTTATAAGATAGCAGAAAGTTATAATAAGAAAATCATAAAAGAAAATAATGATGATGAAATAGTTTTAAGACTGCCGAAATAGGAGTTGAGTTTAATGCCTACATACGAATTCAAATGTAAAGACTGTGGTAATAATTTCACTGAATTATGCAGTCCTAGTAAAATGCCTAATAAATGTCCTAAATGCGAAGGTAAGATAGTACAGATTTATTCAACACCTAATATAGTATTCAAACAAGGTGCTTTTTACAGAAAGGGGTAAAATTAATGGAAGAAGAAAAGATTATTAGAAAGTATGAATATGATGATGAAGGTAGAATTGTTAAAGAAGAAATAACTACTACATATAAAACAGCAGGAAATATTCACCCTTTTAAACAATTTTGGACTTTAGACAATGAAGATGACATACAAGGAATGATATAGAGGTGGTTTAATGGGCGACTTACAGGAGAATCTATCAGCAGATAAAAAGATATTAGTCGATTGGTTATCAAGACCTAAAACTGAACGATCCAGTCAAAAAGAGTTAGCAGAGAAGATAGGAGTATCACAGCCTACTATTTGGCACTGGAAGAAAGAGCAGCCTGTTATTGATGCTGTATATAAGAAGAAAAGGCAGTTGATTAAAGCAGATGATCTTCCAGAAATATTAGACGCTTTGATAGCAAAAGCGAAGGAAGGTAATGTGCAACAGGCTAAATTAATCTTTGAATGGTTAGGAGAAGTTAAAGGTAATCACAATACAGGTAATGCAGTACAGGTTAATATCAATACAGGAATACCTAGAAATGAAGAAGATATAGTTGAAGTAGAAACTAACGATTAAGGAGGTGGTGATAAATCCCTGTAAAAGATGTTAAATTAGATTATGAACCTTTTGAAAAACAGAGAATGTTCCACGCTTCAACAGCTGATGAAGTCCTATATGGAGGGGCTCGTGGAGGTGGGAAAAGCGTTGCACTTATTATGGAGGCTTGGCAAAGGAGTGTTGAAACACCCGGGCACAAGTCTTTAATTTTGCGTAGAAGTTATAAGCAGTTAGAAAAATCATTAATTAGACATATGAGAGAACACTTCCCAGAAAACTTCGGACACTTTGTTAAGAATGATATGACTTATCACTTTCCAAATGGTTCACTAATTGACTTCGGATATTTAAATACTGATGATGATAAATATGAGTATCAAGGTAGAGAATATGACTTTGTTGGCTTTGAAGAATTAACACAGTTTACATACTCACAATATTCCTACATACTTTCCTCAATTCGTACCTCTAAAGAGGCTATAATGCCTGTTATCCGGTGTACATCTAACCCGGGTAATATAGGTCATAACTGGGTTAAATCAAGGTTCTTAGACTTCGCAGAGCCTATGGAGAAAAAAGAAGTTGATTTAACTAAGGAGATGGCTGAACTTAAAGAGGCAAACCCCGAAGTAGATTTAGATAAACTAACCTTCACCAGACAATTTATTCCCTCAACAGTATTTGATAATAAGCATATTGTAGATAACGATCCTATGTATATTTTAAGATTACAGCAGTTGCCGATAGATGAACGAGAGGCTTATCTATACGGTAATTGGGACGTATTTGGAGGACAGGTATTCAAAGAGTTTGATAAGAAAAAGCATACCCTTACACCATTTAATATACCTTCTCACTGGCAGAAATATATGAGTATTGACTGGGGATATAAAGAACCTTTCGCAATAGTATGGGGTACTGTGGTTAATGAAGATTATAAGATTAACGGCAGAACTTTAAAAGAAGGTTCAGTTATTATTTACAGGGAACACTATGGTACAAGAAATCCAGGCAGTAATGAAGGTATAGAGTTAGAGGCGTCAGAAGTAGCAAGTAATGTTATTGATATGGAAGATGAACAGGTGCATATAAGGATAGCCGACCACGATATGTTTGCTAAGAGAGGTCATTCAGCACCAACAATAGCTGAAACCTTTGGAGAATACTTCCTTTATCTTACACGAGCCGACAAAGGCTCTGGCAGTAGAATACAGGGTAAAATGGAAATGCACAAAAGATTTAGAATAGAAGATGAAGAACCTTCACTTTACTTCTTAGATGATTGTAAGCACTGCATAAGAACGATACCTTCCCTTCCTTATTCCACTTCCTCAAGAAACCCAGAAGATGTTGAAACTAAAAATGTAGAGGACCACCTTTATGACGCTGTTAGGTATTTACTAATGGCAAGACCTATAGGTCGTGATGAAAAACCTAAGAGAATTCATAAAAAGAAAAAAGGGAACGATAAATACACAGGTTATTAATGGAGGATAATATGAAATGTAAAAAGTTAGAAGTTATAGAGGTTAACATATTTGAAGATACACAAGCACCATATTATAAGAGTAACTTAAATAAAGCTATCAACATAAAACTTGAACAAAACCCAAATAAAGAATTAGTAAAGTTAATTATTAAAGAAGAAAATGCATATCTTTTATTAGGAGGTGAATAAATGGATAAAAAGGAAAAGAAGTCGCTAGATAAAGCAACTAGCAGACACCACGAGGCACGAGATAGCAGACGCCCAAAAGAAGAATTATGGCAGGAATGTTATGAGATATGGAGAGCATACAGAGAAGAACGAGATGATGATAAGTCTAATCTATTCATACCTTATCTATACGGCTTAGTTGAAACTGTTGTACCGAGAATAACTGATACCATCTTCGCTAAAAGACCTTATCTAAAGCCTATGCCTAAAGAACCACAGGATATTGAAGGTGCAGAGGCTAATGAAGTCTTAATGGAATATCAGTTTAAGAAGTCGAGGTTTGAAGAAAAGGTTAAGCAATGGATAAAACAGACTGCTATTTACGGTACAGGCTTTGTTAAGATTTACTGGGATAGAGATGTTGCAACTAAGACTGTTAGAGAAAAGAGGTTTTTTGATGACCCACTTGATTTAATAGCAAAAGCTAATGAAATTGGCTTATCTAATATATCTTCTTTCAAAGAAGTAGAAAAAGAGATAGTTAAGTATGAAGGGGCTAATATAGAGGTATTAGATGTATTTGATGTATATGTTGACCCTTACGCTGAATCAATAGAGGACGCTCGATATGTAACACACGAAACTCTTAGACCAAAAGAATATGTTAAGCAGCGTATAAAAAGTGGTGTCTATAATGAAGTCGATATGGACGATTGGGAAGATATAGAAGAATCAGCAGGTGCAGATGATAGCTCAAAGTTTTCTGTACTACAAAGACAGGAACATATACAGATGGCTAATGAACCCAATGACGAAGAAGGTATGATTAAGATATTAGAATACTGGGAGGATAACAGAGTAATAACTGTTGCTAATGAAAGTATAGTCCTTCGAGATAAAGAAAACCCTTTCAATCATAAGAAGATACCCATTGTTGAGGCAGTTGACACTAAGTCTATTAAAGAGCTATACGGTATAGGAGAGATTGAGCCTAACAGATATTTACAGGCTGAACTCAATACTAACCGTAACCAGCGGATAGAAAATGTTAAGTTTGCTATCAACAACTCATATTTCTACGATCAGACAGCTATTGATGAGGAAGATTTTGTTGATGCTCCAAATGCTAAGATACCTGTTCGCAATAGAGGTCAGCGTTCACTCAACGATATTATTTATCCTGTTCCCAAAAAAGGTATATCTCGTTCAGCTTATACAGAAGAAGAAGTTATTAAAAGGGATATGCAGGAAACCACCGGTGTAACTCAATATGTAAGAGGTATTCAGCCTTCCGGTTCTGCAACAGCAACAGAAATAACTTCTCTGCAAAAAGAAGCTAATTATAGATTTAAACAGAAAATCCGAAACATAGCAACTGCCTTAGAAAAAGTAGGGGAAATGTGGATAGCACTTAACCAGCAGTTTGTTACTGAACAGCAGTATATAAGAATAGCAGGTGATAGAGCACAGAATCTAAACTTTATGCAACCTCAAACCTACGGTGATACTCAAATGAATAAGACTGGTTTTGAGTTCTTGCAGGTAGCACCAGAGGATATAGCAGGAGAATATGATATAGAAGTAGCCTCAACAGCACTAGAGCCACTTGCTAATAAAGAAGCAAGGCGACAACAACTCCTACAAGCCTTTCAAATGACTGCACAAGCAGGACTATCAATGCCTACCCTCCTTAAAGAAATCCTAAAAACATTCGACGATATTACAGTTATGGATAAGATTGTCAAAGATTATGAGCAGCAAATGCAACAAAGACAACAGATAGAAGAACAGAAGTTCCAAGCACAGAATAAAGGTAATCCTCAAAGTCAGCAGGTATCACAAGTACCCAACCAGCCACCGAACGCACAAGGTCAGGTGAATAGATAATGACTAGTGATGAAAAAGTAAGACGAGGACAGGCTGTTGAATACTTAATGTCAGAAGAAGGTTGGTTTTACATAGATGAATACTTAGAAAACGAACTGGATAATGCTAAAGAAAAATTAGTTTACGGCGAGTTTGAAAACTTAGAAGAAAGAAATGCCGTTCAGAGAAATGTAGAATTTATCGAAACATTTTTTAATAAATTGGGAAAATGGGTTGATCTTAAAAATGATTTAGTAGCAAAAAAACTAGAGGATAACATTTAGAAACTTCCGTCTGTTAGGCGATAATAGTTGATAGATGCCCTCAAAGGAGTGTTTTTATTAATGGAAGAAACTAGAGAGCAAGAAACTGTGGATAACAGTGTTGAAGCCCCTTCAAATGAAGGACAAGCAGAGGATACTGCCCGTAGTAAGGAAGACGCAATAAGTGATTTAGGTAAGTTAGGTTTTTCAGAAGAAGAAGAAGTTGAGGAACAACAAGACAATATTAATCAAGACTTTCAACAAGAAGAAGAAACCTCCGAGCAGTCAGAAGTTTATGAAGTGGGAGATAAGCAGTATAACTCCGTAGAAGAAATGAAAGAAGATTTACAGGATTTCTACCAGAATGAACAAAAGTATCAAGAGTTGAGAAAAAAGCTGTCTGAAAGAGATGATAAAGCTAAAAGGGCTGAACAGTATGACCAGTTTTTTCAGCAGAATCAAGATGTGCTAAAGTTGGTAGACCAGTACAGTCAAGATGAAAACTTGCAGACACTTGTACAAGCCTATGAGAGAAACCTTATTAACGGCGATCAACTACAACAGGCTAAACAATACCTCCAGAAAGAGAACAACTCACAGAACCCTCAAAACACCTCGCAACAGCAACAGTTTAACCAACAAAATAATCAACAAAACCAAATGACACAGCAGTTGCAGCAGGAGTTAAATCAACTTAAGCAGTCGCAACAGCAAATGGTAATGAACGAGGCTTATCAATCTGTTGAAACTGAATATAACGAGTTGCAGGAAAACTATGGGGAACTCTTGCAAGAAGAAGGTATTAATGTAGAGCATTTAACTCAAATAGCAGGACAGCACAGTTTTTTCAAGCAAGGACAACTAGCACCTCAACTTCCAGATTTAAAACAGGCTTTTAATTATTATGTCGCTAACAATCCTGATACTTTTAAGACTTTACAAAAAGTTGTGCAGAATGACCAACAGCATAAACAGCAGCAGGTTAAAAATGCACAGGTAGAAAAGAACTCACCACGACAGGAAATTTCTGACGAAGAAGATACTATCGTAGATGATATTACAAGATACGGTAATTTCAGCGGGGGAGGAGTTTTATAAAAACAAAACTAATTAAAGGAGATTGATAATTATGGCTACATATAATAGAGGAACAATAGGTACAGCAGATATTAATTCGGCAAGAGTTGTTAAGGATATGTCTAATGACATTTTACTTTTAGATCCAAAGAGAACACCTTTTCTAGTATTCTCTAAGAAGTTAAGAAAAGAACCTACTCATAATATTAAGTTTAGTTGGCAGGAAGATGAAGTATTAGGACACAGAACAGCTATTACAACTGGTGAAGCTGTTACACTGACAGCAGAAAGTGAATCAGCAGCTATTGAAGTTGATAATATAGATATTCTAACCGTTGGTGATATGGTACTTATCGAAGATAGTGGAGTTATCGCTTATGTATCTGATGTAGAAGATACAGCAACAAACAAGATTAAGATAGTTCCCGGCTTTGACAGTAGTAACACTGCTACTGACATTACAGGTGGAGAAGAATTACAAATTATCGGTAATGCTAACGAAGAAGGAGCAGGAATTAGAGATGAAAACAGAAGGGCTGTTGAAGATAAGTCCAACTATGTGCAGCAGTTCAAGACTAACTTCTCTATGACTGACATTCAAATGGCTACTAAAACTTATAGCAATAAGAGTGAGTGGGGTAGATTAAGATACAAAAAAGGTATTCAGCATAATGAAGAAATTGAGAGAGCATTACTATTTGGAGGTCAGAAGAAACTTACTTCCTCTGTAATTGGTGGTTCTCACTCAACAACTACAACCAAAGGTGCTTTCCAGTTTATCGAAAGTAATGTAGAAACAGTAGGTTCTTCCACAGCACTTACTGAAACAGCTTGGAACGAGTTCCTAAAGGATAAAGCATTCGATCACGGTTCTGATAAGAAAACTCTATTAGCAAGTAAGACACTAGCTCACCAGATTTCAACTTGGGCTTCTGATAGTGTAAGAATCGAACCGGGCAGAAATAAAAGATTTGGTGTAAATGTAGATAGTTATATTTCTACATTAGGTTATGAGTTAGATGTAATCGTACACCCATTCCTAGAAGGTAATAAATACGGTCAAGCTGGTATGGTGCTTGATATGGACGCTATCAAACTTAGAACACTTAAAGGTAATGGCAAAGACTTTGATACTAAACTATTAGTTGATGTTGTTAATGATGGTGCTCACAAGCAGATTGATGAATACTTTACTGTTGCAGGATTACAGTTAGAGCAGGAGAAAAGACACGCAGCTATCTTTAACACACTTGACAATTCTTAATTAGACACTGACAACATAGGAGGGGTTCTGCCCCTCCATTAATACTATATAAGGAGTGAGATTTAATGAATAGAGGTACATTTATGAGCAAGTATAATAATTTCAGTATTCTTTTAGAGGCAGGTACTAAGACTATCTTAGATAACGGCAAGGTAGATAGAAAACCCTCCCAAAGAGCACAGTTTAAAAATGGTATGTTTGATCCTCACAACTGCAATTTAGATATGAAACCTAAAGAAATTATAGAAAAAATGATGGCTGAACCCGGCTATGAAAGTGATTTTTGGCTTATTGATACTAAGAGTATTATGACACCTAAAAAGATTGTTGATTCAAGCTATCGTGATTTAACAGATAAAGATGATGGATTATTGCAAGAAATTGATGATCCTACAATGCTAAGAGAGGCTGTTAAGTTAGAAAAGAAGGGCGAAAACTCAACAGGTGATACCAGAAAGACTGTACTTAAAGTTCTAAGAAAGAGATTAGAAGAAATCTTAAATAAATTTAGCAAAGAATTGGAAGATGAAGAAAAATAGGAGGTAAATTATGAACCTTCAAGAGATTAGAAAAAAGATAAGAGATATTATAAGAGAGCCTGACGAAACAGGCTTTTATAATAATGAAGAAATCAACGACTGGATAAATGAAGGGCAGAGAGAAATCGCTAAAAAGACTAACATATTAAAAGGTACTTCCTATGTCAATACTTATAGTGGAATAAAAGAGTATGAATTACCTACTGACTATTTAGATACTGTATTTTTGAAGATGAACGGTGAGAAACTTTATACAACAAGTATGGAGAAAGCTATCGAGCAGAAAGAAAAAGTTAGTGGATATCATTATTATTACATTTGGGATAATGTACTATACTTAACATTTGAACCCGGAGATAATGAACTATTTTTACTCTACAATAAAATGCCTATGGATATGACTGACGATTTAGATACTCCTTCAATTCCATTTAAACATCAAGACGCTTTAGTAGATTACGGCGTATATAAAGCTAAACAAACTGACAGAATGTTTAATGAGGCTGATATATTTAAGCGTGATTTTCAAGATAAACTAAGAGATATTAAATACTATAGCAAAGAACCTTCTACTAAACAATTTAAAGTGAAAAGGTTGTGATTAAATGGCAAAAGTCAAATCTAAATTAAAGATAAAAGTAAAAGGTAAGTTAAAAGAAAGAGATCCAGACACCGGAGAAGTTTTAAGAGAATTTGAGATACCAGAAAATGTAGTTGACGATCCAGAGTTAATGGAAGAATTTTTAGGAAGTAGAGGTGGTAATAATGGCTCTGATTAATGATTTTACAGAATGGGTAGTAGCACAAATGAGTGGATATAATTATATAGGTGTTGGTGATAGTAATACAGCAGAAAGTCCTAGTCAGACTGGCTTGTTAGGCTCTAATACCCACTATGAGCAGGTAGAGAGTGGTTATCCTTCCATTAGTGGTAATCAGATAACTAATAAGATTATAGTAGCCCCTTCTGAAGCTCAATTTCCTTGGCAAGAGTTTGTTATCTGTGATGGAACTCCCGGTAATGTAGCAAATAGAGTTGTTATTCCTGTTGGTACTAAAGGTAATGTTGAGTGGGAGTTTGATTTAACTCTGACTATAACTGTTGCGTAATCTCAAGCGTGAGGTTGTGATAATATGTCAGTTTCAATTAAAGATATAGATAGTGCCAGCTCTGGTGAGTATTGGTTGGAATTACCTGGAAATGATACAGCATATATAGAAGCCCCAAATGGTACTCTAGACCCAGCTACAGACAGCTTCACAATTACTCTTAAAGCTCACATGAATAAAATTAGACCTGGTTCTGCTGTTCTATTTGGTTTAGGTGATGATGGGGCTTATGAGGATATGCTAGGAATAGAAGCTTTTGGCAGTTCAGTTATTTTAAGGTATAGGGATGCTTCTTCCATTTCTAGAGCAATTGATTTCATGGAAGTAAACGCTGGAACTTTTTATTACTATACAGTAACCTATGATAGTACAACAGGTGAGTTAAGAACTTATGTAGATGGAGACTTTAAAAGTTCTGCAACTGAACTAGATTTAGACCCAGGTGCGTATGATTTTTATATTGGTTGTGATTCAACAACAGTGTATACACGCTCTTTAGACGGAGTTATTGGTGATGTTAGAATTTGGAATATAGCTAGAAGTGAAACAGAAATTAATAATGATTTAGGCGAAGAGCTTACAGGTAGTGAAACAGGGCTTATTAGATACTATAAAATGAATGAAGGTTCTGGTACTACTTTAGTTGATTATGTAGGAACTAATGATGGAACAATTTCAGAGGGAACTTGGGTAGATACTAGCTTATTTGAAGGTACTTTGACTGATGTAGAGGTAGTTGATGATGGGTTACAACTTGCTAATAATTATGCTTTAAGTTTTGATGGTGTTGATGATTATGTTGATTTAGGAGATTTAGGTTCGTTAAGTTATCCTTTTACTATTGAAACAAGCTTTAAGTATGATATAAATCAGGGGGAAGAATTTAGAACCGTCTGGCTTGCTACTGATTTTTCCGCTAATGACCAATTATATACGTTACAAGTTACTCCAGATAATCAAGCTAGGGTTTTATTATATCCAGGAAGTTTCAATGGTTCCTACTTAAACGAAGTTTTAGTTGATGGTGAAGAATATAGTATTTCATTTGTCTTTAATTCTGATACAGACAAAAAAGTTTATGTGAATGGTAACTTAGATATAGAATTTACTGATAGTATACCATTACCTACTGGAGTTGATAAATTTGCATTAGGAACATTAGCTAGAAATTCATCTTACGAAACTTTTTGGAGTGGAATACAAGATGACTTTAGATATTGGAACACAGCAAGGACTCAACAAGAAATCCAAGATAATATGAATACTGTCTTAACAGGAGATGAAACAGGATTAGTAGCATATTACAAA